GCGTCTTCGCGTTTGATTGAAGGAATCGCCATGTTGTGCTCTCGATTTGGAATATTTGGAAAGGTATTTAAAACACAATTAAAGTCGAATAATCTAGGAACCAAAAATATTAAACCGTCATATAGATTATCTATTAGAGCACAATGGGGTCAAAAATTTGCGGAGACTATTTCGCTGATTGATGACAAGAAAATGAAGAAAATGTCTGGTATCAAATGGAATACAAATCATCGCAACTTTGAGACTTATAATGACATTGTGCTAGACAAAATCGTAGAAATCAACATTGTTGGAGTGGAGAAATATCCCAAAGTGTATGATTTAACCATTCCATCCACGCTAAACTTTGGACTAGCGAATGGTCTACAGGTTCGCGATACTAGCACAACCGGATATATTCAGCGCAGATTGATTAAGGGTATGGAAGATTTGATGGTCAATTACGACATGACGGTGCGAAGCAGTAAAGGCAAGGTGGTTCAGTTCTCTTACGGCGATGATGGTATCGATACAATCAAGGTGGAAAATCAAGAAATCCCAATTGTGGATATGACAATTCAAGATATTTATGCGCATTTCAATGTGCCTGAAGACGACAAGGGCAAATCAAAGGCGTTATCGGGAATGTTTGTAAAGAGTGCGCTAACAAGACAGAAGAAACAAGAAGAACAAATCAACGAAAAGTGTAAGAAATATACGGACTACATGATAGAGAATCGAGGCAAGATAATTAAAAATATATTTAACTTCAAGTCAGACAAAGTTGTCCACCTCCCTGTCGCGTTTATGCACATCATTCAAAATATAATGGGACAACAAAATGTCAATCCCAATTCTCTAGTGGATATCACTATGCTGGAGGCCTTCGAATTAATTGAAGACACATTTGACAGCCTTTTGAAAATCCGATATGCTCAGCCAACCGAGTTATTTAGAGTCATGTATTTCTACTATTTGTCGCCTAAAGATTTGCTGCTAAATAAGCGTTTCAACAAGAAGGCCCTTGACATATTAATGCAGACAATTGTGCTTGATTATAAGCGATCCATTGTGGCACCTGGTGAGATGGTCGGGATGATTGCGGCGCAGAGCATTGGCGAGCCGACCACGCAAATGAGCCAAAGATATTGTGAGCGTATTAGGTGTGCGAAAATAAATAAAAATACAAAAATGATTTCTATGGTCTCGGGGCCAATTGGAGAATTATGCGATGGTCTCATTGAAGCAAATCCAGATTACACTTTTAACACTGGACATGTAGACAGTGTCGAGACATTATTGGATGCTTTAGAAGACGAGTATTATATCATTGGAGTAGACGGCCAAGAGAAAACACATTGGAACAAGATATCGCATGTGAGTAGACATCCAGTGAATGGCAATATGATGAAGGTTGTAACTAAAACCGGAAGAGTCGTTCATACAACCACAAGTCATTCACATCTCATCAGAAAAAATCAAACAGTTGTTCCTATTACTGGTGCTGATTTAGTAGAAGGCATGCGCATTCCAGTTGCGAAACACATTGATAATGACTTTGTAAATGAATTTGTAACAATTGGCAGCCAGGATTACAAGTTGGATTATTTATTTGGATGGTTTGTTGGTGCGTATTTGGCGGAAGGTCATCTTACTAAAAAAACTGGAAGCCAAGATGTTAAAGGCGCAATAAATATTACAAATATTTCAGAACATTTTATTGATCAAACCAAACAATTCGCAGCTAGATTTGGAAAAGAATGCAGATTAAATACTACACCAGGGGAATATGGTCCAGGAACAACAACAATATTTACTTGTAAAATACTCGCAGACTTATTGTTATCTAGTTGTAATAATGGTTCCTTTGTCAAACATTTACCAGACTTTGCATTCTTAGCACCCCTTGAATTTAAGGCCGGATTAATTCAATCATACTTTGACGGAGATGGTAATTTTATGTGTGATGAAAAACATCATTTTATTAGAGTATGTAGTAGAAGCAAACAACTGGCTAAAGACATAGCACTCATGCTCAACTACTTTGATATGTTTGCAACAATTAATGAAAACTATGTTCGTGGTTCTATAATGTATAATTTAGCAATTCCTGCAAAATATGCCAAACAATATGAAGAGAAAATCGGTAGTTTAATTCATGCTGATAAACTGATGAATTTGGTAAAGTATTGCGAACGAACTGGTGCTATCAATTTACCTGAAGAAAATGATAAAATTCCTGGATTAGGTGAAATAATTGCAAAGTGTGGAAAAGTATTAAAGCTACCAGGACAAAGTCGTAATTACGGACGCTGGATAAGGAAGGAATCTATTGGTCGTCGCACTTTAGAAAAATATATTGAAGTCTTCGAAACAAGTGAAAATGTCGAATTGATCACTGAGGAACTCCAAATTCTGAAACAAGCGGCATCATCCGGTGTCATCTGGGATGAAATTGTAAATATCGAAATATATAATTTAGATCCTTCAGAATATGTATATGATTTTACGGTTCCGGCAAATCAAACATTCATGACGGATTATGGTGTCATTGTTCATAACACGCTGAATTCAGTAACATATGAGACTAAAATTATAGTCAGAGACCGAGAAGGAAGAATCAAGAAAACTCAGATTGGCGATTTCATTGAAAACAAGATAAAGGTCGCGACAAAGACGGAATACTACAAAGACAAAGATACGACTTATTCAGAAGTCGATGATTACTATGAGATCCCATCATGCACAGAAGACGGTGAAATGCTGTGGAAGCGAATTGAAGCAGTTACAAAACATCCAGTTATTAATACGGATGGAACAAATGTTATGCTTAAGATCACTACAAAAGAACAGAGGGAGGTTATTGTAACAAAGGCAAAGTCTGTTTTAAAATTGCTGAATGGAAAAATAACACAAATAAATGGAGATGAATTGAGAGTCGGTGATTACTTGCCAGTATCCAAAATGCCAGTAGATTTTGCGGAAACAAATGTGCTAGATTTGAAAACCATATTATCACCAACCGAATATATTTACTCATCGGAAGTGGAAAAGGCTAAAGTGGTTATGGGCGAATACAGATGGTGGACAACACATCAAGGAACCACATTTATACTTCCTTATAGGCGAAGCGATAGTTTTGTAGTCAAAGTCAGTGCTAATTTAAGAAATGGTTGTAAATCAAAGACAACCTTTGCTCCAAACTGTGTTTACATGTTACAGTCAAATATGAATGATTATCAAATTCCTGAGCATCTACCATTAGATTATAACTTAGGGTATTTGATTGGAGCATATGCTGCGGAAGGGTGCATGACACGATTCCAAGTATCGATATCTAATAATGTGGATAGCTACTTTGCTCCTATTTTGGAATTCTGCGAGAAACATCATTTGACGACAAAAGTTTATCGTTATGAAGATAAGAATCAAAAAGGATGGACTAGTCAAGACATTAGAATTTACAGCACTGTTTTATGCCGACTATTGGAACACTTTTGCGGCAAACTAAGTCATAACAAATTTGTCTCTAATGAAATCATATTCTCTAACAAAGAGTGTTTGCTAGGATTTATGGACGCATATATTGGTGGCGACGGTTATGTAAATGTAACAAAAAATCATTCACCTGAAATTTCAATGGCATCAGTGTCTAAAGAGTTGTTAATGGATGTGCAACAAATTCTTAATATTTTGGGATGCTATAGTAAGATTTCAAAGTTTAAGAAACAAGAAACAAATAATCGCGGTTCCCAAGACATTAAACAACTATATCATTTATTTGTTCGCAACAAGCAGGCGCAAAAACTAGCATCCATGTTAAATATAAAGCTGGATTACAAACAGGAAAATTTGAAGAAGATTTTGGCGCATGATTTTAAATATGAGTATTCAAGATCAGATACAATGGTTCCAAATGAAGTTGATGGAACCCTTGTTATGATACCTCGTGACAAAATGACAAACTGTTTCGACACATACTTTGACAAAGTCGTTTCCATTGAAGAAGTTTCAAATACAACAAATTATGCTTATGATCTCACCATTTCAGACACGAGAAATTTTAACATCTATAATGGTCTAGCTTTGGTCGACACGTTCCATTTTGCTGGAATCGCCTCCAAGTCCAATGTGACGCGCGGTGTGCCACGAATTGAAGAGATATTATCGCTATCCGCGTCGCTTAAAAATCCATCGCTTACGGTATTCTTGAAGCCAGAAGACGAAACCGACAGAGATAAGGCGAGCACGGTTCAATATATGTTGGAGCATACTAGATTGGAAGAAATCGTAAAGTCGATTGAAATCTGTTTTGACCCGGATGATTTGAATACGATGATTGATGAAGATAAGAATACGATGTCGCAATTCAGAGAATTCGAGACGATGGTTGCCGAGTGTATGAACACCGCGGTGGTAGATGATTCCGCGGAGAAATCTAAGTGGATCATCCGCATCATAATGGACGCCGAAGTGATGTTGGAGAAAAATATAACAATGGACGACATCAATTTCACATTAAATAATGTTTACAAGGAAGAAATTTCATGCGTCTACTCGGATTACAATGCGGACAAATTAGTGTTTCGAATTCGAATGAAAAATATAATCGATAATGCGAAGAGCAGGAGTCAGAAGAAGGCGAAGCTTAATCCGCTAGACCAATCGGACCAGATTTATATTCTGAAGAATTTCCAAGACACCTTGTTGAATAATATTGTCCTTCGCGGTGTTAAAAATATAAACAAGGTCATTTTGCGAAAGATAAAAGATAATTTGGTTGAAAAATCGGGAGCGTATATCAAGAAGGATATTTGGGTTTTGGATACAATTGGAACGAACATGTTGGATGTTCTAGGTCTGGACTACATCGACCCCAATAGAACTTACAGCAATGATATTATTGAAATCTTTAATGTGCTTGGAATGGAGGCTGCTAGGTCTGCTATATACAACGAATTAGCAGAAGTGTTGGAGTTTGACGGTGCTTATGTGAATGCGCATCATATGACATTACTGTGCGACAGAATAACCTTTAATTACAAGATGGTTTCGATATTTAGGCATGGGATTAATAATGATGATATTGGACCTATTGCGAAGGCTTCGTTTGAGGAGACACCTGAAATGTTCTTAAAGGCGGCGAGACATGCGGAACTAGATACGATGCGAGGCATTTCGGCGAATGTGATGTGCGGTCAAGAGGGATTATATGGAACCGCGTCGTTTCAAGTGGTTTTAGACCTTAACGAGATGATAAATTTAGAAGAGAACTATAAATACGAATACAAGTCGACAGAGGATATAATAGACGAAACTCTGTTTGCGGGATTAAGTGAAAAGGAGGAGATTTGTAGCAAGAGACAACTAGAGATTGAAACGAATGTGTCTAATATTAAAATGGAGGAGATGGGTAAAGATAACGACTATGACCCGTTTGCTTAAAGCAACAATAAAGCAACAATAAAGCAAATATAAATTAAATAATAACAAAAATAATATATTAAACTTTTATTATTATTATAACTAACAAAATGAAAACTTTTTTTCATTTATTACAAAAATGTATAAAAAGCAAACGAATTATATATCCAAATAAACTGTTTGAAGCATTTTCAATCGCCAATTATGAACCGATTCATTTAAATATATCGGCTTATATTTATTTACTATTGTATGACATTTATTATATCCAAACCAGGTCAAAAATACTAAACCCATATTTGAAGGCGGCTCATGCCAAGTTGTCGGCTTTAAATGCTATTTTGGATAATATATTTATTTCAAATGAACTTAAAGAGAAAATCCTGGATATATTCTGCCAAGCTCAGCGGGCTTACATTGCGCTGACAAAATTGGCGCTAATATACAAACATAAAAAGTTGCCATTAGTGGTTACCGATGACCTAACACTTTTACCATTGGACATAAATCATCCGGCAACCTTTGTTTTATTACAAAATAAATCGAGATATTTATTTAGCATAAACGATTTGATTAACATTATAGAAACTGCTATATGTAATGCGCCGAATTTTTTCGCGACTCCCTTGGCGCCAAAAAACCCATACAACAACCAGAAGTTCAATACGGCTACGCTATGTAACATATATTTTAAAATGAAGGAAGGGTGTTGTAAATTTTCATTGATTATACATTTGTTTTTTCTGGAATGTTTTGTGAAACACCATTTTTATATTAAAAATGAAGCATTTCTAAGAGAGTATTCTATTAGGAAATATGTATATACAAGTCCAAATCAAACATTGTATAATGCGATTATAAATGTGCTATCAATGAACTACTATACTAACAAATTGTTAATCCATGCCGAGTTTCCAAGGGATTTGTTAGTTAATATATTTCGACCTTACCTATGTTATTATTATTTAATTCATTACAGCATCAAAGGCACTGAAAAAATACAGCTATATAAAAATCTATTACACATAAAATTTAGAAAATTTTATGAATACAATACATTATTTGGCAGAAAATTCTGTGTTGGAGTAAGAAGAAGAAATATAAACAGGAAACCATTTAGCATTAAGTTTAATTCAAATCATATTAATTTTTATAATATCACTTGTGATACCAAATCCGCATATGATAAAATGATTTGCGCCCCTAGAACCAATCGTCGACCGCAATATAATATAGATGAATTATTTTATTCTACCGAATTGAATATCACGGAAGAGGATGACGAATATAACACTGATTATGAAGATTAATTATAGATTAATTATAATATTATTTGTCTTCTAGTGGGCTGGTATTTGACTCTTCTACAAATTCGATATTTTCAGGAGCAGGTCTATTCTTTTTTGTCTTCCCATGCGGATTTACCTTAACCTTGGTATTTTTGCTTTTCCTTGTTTTCTCCTTGGCATTAAAAACTTTGACTTTGACTGGGACCTCGACCTCTTCAAATTCGCCTGTATCCGCGACGGCTGTATCCGCGACAGCCATATCAACCGCCATATCTTCTTTATCTTCTTCAATAATAAAAGAAGATTTTAGTTTTCTACCCTTTTTAAGTTTGACTATTTTGGGTTCCTTTTCTTTCTCTTTCTCTTTCTCCCGAATAACAGGCGAATCAGCAGCGTCATTTGTAACTTCTACAAATTCAATATTTACAGCATCCGCCTTTCTAGCAGGATGTATCGTTGTTTTGCGTTTTTCAAAGATTTCGTCGATATAGTTTTTAACAGAATATACCCTATTAACAGCCTCGTCGATATTTAGTAAACAATCGCCTTGTTTTAAGGCTCTTAAGGATATTTTTATTTGTTTGTGTTCATCGACGATTAACTTGTATTCGGGATTCTTCATTTCTTGCCTTTTATACATAGCAGGTATAACGATAAACGCAAAACGGCCATCATGTTTATCATCTAAATAACAGACGAATTCCTTATTCTTAAATCTGGTTTCTGGAATTACTTTGCTGGAAATAAAAATAGAAGGGATTTCATACTTAACTAACAAAATCCACATATCAAAACTAACCGCACCAAATCCCTCATGTAAAATCATTTGTTCAAAATTCATCGTTTTATCCTGTAATTGATTTGCGTCGAATTGCCCTTCTTCCCTTAAAATATTGATGATAGTAGCTATTTTTTTAACATCCTTATAGTCGTCTGTTAATAATTTATATTCATCTATAAGCGCGTCTTTTATTTCTTCTATCGTTAAAACAATCTCTTTAAATTCTTTTATTAAATCAATTATCAAATATAGGGCGCAAAATTTACTCTTGCCCGCATATGCGATTTCCCTGTATGTCTTTGGGAAACACGACGACCATTCTTCTGACCTTAATGGTGCCGGGTCAGACGGAAAACAATCTCTTTCAAAATTGGGATTAATCGCCTCATTCAATTCGTATTCCTTTTTATACGCTAGAGAGGTGATTGGATTCGCGGTATCGAATGTGTTGTATTTTGCGAATTTATTTATATCCGCGGGAATTAAGTTTTCGAAAAATTCCTGCGTCAATAAATCTTGTAGGATTAGTATCTCGTTATCTCGCAAATTATATTTAATTTGGCCAAACGACAAATATGCTTGCGGTTTAAATATGAATGATTTGATTCGATTGTATCGAATTAACTCATCCGCCATTCTACTATAATAAAACGCTTCATTGTCGTTTTCAGTTATTAAATTGTTTTTCGGTAAAACAAGGGTACATGTATCTGCTGTCATTTGACAAATACCAGTATTACCAGTATTACCAGCATCGTCCTCGTCCTCGTCCTTAGCAGAACATTTATCTTTTGATAGTTTGATACAATTGTGTATATCGTTTTCATTTATATTTTTATAGTTAAACCCGTCTTCTGAAGTGGAAAATATGATACTAGAACCGACAAGTTCGCGTAACATTTCTACCACTTTGTTAAGTTGCTGCCGATATATAATATAGCGTTTGTTACATTCGCCTTGGATTGCTTTTCTTTTATCACTATTAGAATAATCATTGAATAAAATACGAATTGTATTTCTGAAGACATTATAAAAATTGGTTTCTAATTGGATTCGTTTAATAAAATCGGTGCGTTTGGTATCCACCTTTAATGTAGTAAGCGTTTCCATATCCGCAACTAACATATCCTCATTGGTGATTTTTCTAATACTGTCGTCGACCGATGAAACTGGTATGGGGTCATAGATTCTAATGAATTGATTGGTGTTAGTTAGAAATCCAATGATTAGTTCATTGTTGACCACTCTATAGAAAGGCGTCTTTAAAGGGGTCTTTAAAGGGGTCTTTAAGGCCCCTTTTTTGCCATGAGTTAAATGTTCTAAATGTGCGTCCTCATCATGATAATATTCCTTTAAAAATTCGAGGGTTTCTTCATAAGATTTCCATATTTTATCGGACATGTAAACAAAATCAATTTCACATTTGGTATTTATATCGCATGTTTTTTTGCCATATTTCTTGGAATTTTTTAATAGTGTCAGTGATGACGGATAACATGGTATAAACCCTTCTTTAAGTGTCGGTGATTTTGTTAGTATACCAATAACCTTGCCTTGAAAATTCAAAACTTGCTTTAAAATAATATATTCCTTGTGTATTAATTCTGTAATCAATGTATCTAATAATTCAGGTTGCTTAAATTTTTTAGCGTATTCACCGTTGCTAGGAAGCGCCTTACATCGCTCGCCTAAGGTTGGCTTAATAATTTTTGTAAAAACCGCCTTCAGAGTTTTCGGCAATTTGCGGTCATATTCGCTGAATGTCTTGGTTATTTGAATCTCCCCTCGTTCTAAATTATTATGATAACCATAAATTGGTTCAAAATAGTTTTCTCGCTTTATTAGAATCAAACTGCGTTTTCTGGCGTCATATATGTGCGTTGAATATCTATTGGTAGGGCAAACTAATTCAATATTGTTAGTTACATCGTCTTCAGGCATCTCTAGAATGATTAAATTTATACCCGTTTCAAATAATCCCGAATTAGGAGTACAGATTAAATCCCACAGATAAGTATAATCAATGTAAATTTTCGGGTCACTTAAAAATTCTAAAAAGGTTTCATATGCTTGAACCACTCTGGTAAAAAACTGTAAAGGATGGGCTTCACCTGATTCCAAAGGATGGGCTTCGCCTGATTCCAAAGTTTCCTCTTTTAATTCCTTTGCTTTCTTATATAATTTGGAATTTGTATATTCGGCCTTATTTATGTCTACTTTTAAATCCAGATTAGCAAAACTAGTAATCAAATCACCATTTTGATATTTAACAAATTTATCTATATCAATGGCCGGTATGATTACCTTACTTTTCATTTCCTCTATACTAGGAACTTCATGTTTCGCATTGGGGATATATTTTGTAATCAAAGATTGTTTGGTTTTTGTATCTTGCTGTCCATAAAACATGGCGCTTGCGATGCATGCGATAAAAGATTGTTTAGAATTGACTTCGACGCCGTGTCTTAATATACAGGTGTGATTTGGTTTCAGATTCGCATTCATTTTGCTGATTTGACAATCTTCGTTTATTTCATGTAGAAATTTTTGAACCGCGATGGGTAAAAACCCCCAGCGATGCTCTCCTAACTGCGGTCCATATTTTTCCGGACCCTTTACATAATTCTCCGCGTTTTGAACATCTCTTTTGAGCTGTTCTTCAAAATCCTTCTCGTCGCCTGAAACCGATTCTGCTTCACCCGAAACAAATTTACCCTGACAAAGGTCGCGGCGATTTTTCATTTCTTCGGTCGACCATTTATTGTAGCAGCAAGGAATACATAATCCGGAAGGTGTTTTTTTCTTGTGAAATCCGGGGTATTTTTTTTCATTATCGTCGTAAAATTGGTATACATATCTGCCGTCATTTTTAACTGCGTCGGCATTTCTTGGAATAATCGCGTCTTCTACTCGCTTCACCTTTGGACCACATTTGCCTTCCAAAATGTCTTGTTCTGTAACCATTTTGTCTGTGAGCATACACCAAAATCGTGGACAAGTATAGTAAAATTTCTTGGAACTATCTGTAGGATCGGTGCTATATTCGATAAAATCAGATTCTTGGTTTAGTTCTGGATGGTCCTCCATTAAATTCTGTTTTTCCTCTTTTGTTAAAATAACCGGCTGTCGTCTGTCACTTAGACTGAATGGACACATTCTCGTATATACATCGATTTTATCATTCTTTTCTCTGACGAAGAGTTGGGGTGCGTTTTTCTCTATTCGCGCGGTGAATGGGTTTGGGTATCGTAATTTCATATTGGTAATATCCCGAACCGTATTTTCAAATTCTTTTTTAACCGCTTCTATCTTTCTTTCTGCTGGTTTTGCTGGTTTTGCCTTTTTTGCTTTTGGTTTTAATTCAATTACTTCTTCTGATTTTGGTGTATCTGATTTTGGAACAATTACTTCTTCTGCTTTTGGTGTATCTGCTTTTGAAGAGGGTGGTTTATTTATATTTACTTCTATCTCGACAACAGGATTTGGGGCGACAACTGCTTCTTCTAAAGACTTTGATTCTTCTAAAGACTTTGCTTCTGATTCTTCTAAAGACTTTGTTTCTGATTCTGAAGACTTTGATTCTGATTCTGAAGACTTTGATTCTGGTTCTGGTTCGCTTACTGAAGTATCTTTCTTCGACGAAGGAATTACGATTGGTTTTTGTTCAAATTCATTTTTGTTTGGATCTGTAGATGTAGCTGTAGCTGTAGTGGAAGACAAATCTTCTGTAGAGGAAGACAAATCTTCTGTAGAGGAAGACAAATCTTCTGTAGTGGAAGACAAATCTTCTGTAGATACACTCTTACCCGAATCATCGGAAGCAACTGGAGGAAGAGGAGGAACAGGCTCA